TGGTTTTGACAAAATGATTTTAGAAGAAACAGATGCTAGTACTTTCCATATTGACAATTTAAACCCTGGTAAAGAATTTGCCTTTGCGGTGCAATCAAAGTGGACTCTAAACGATAAAACTTCAGGCAACCTGATCCAACGCATTAAAGTTCCATACCCTACTGCAACAGGTGGAAGTAGTGAGGTTACTGTTGAAGTTCCATTACCTCCTGATCCTGAAAGAGTAAGTATTCATCCAACATCTAATGATGAAGGGAATTTAATGTGGGGTGTCCCTGTTTCATGGGGTGGCAATATTTCAGATTTAACAGTAATTATTCGACATTCTTCCAAAACTGATGGGACAGGAACATGGCAAGATTCAACTTTATTAAGAGAGGTCGAAGCTAATACAAATTATGCTGTTTTACCATTAATCAATGGAGAATATCTTGTTAAATTTAAGGATAAAAATGGTGGTAAAAGTGCAAATGCTGTTAGTGCAATTATTAACATTGCTGATGCAATTCCTAGATTAATCCAATCAGTAAGAAGAGAAGATCAAGATAGTCCACCATTCCAAGGCCAAAGAAATAATGTGTTTTATTCGGAAGAATATGATGCTTTAGTTTTAGATGGCACTGACTTCTGGGATGACCATACAGCAAATATTGACACTTGGACTTCTATCGATTTCCTTGGAGAATTACAAAGTAGCGGCAGTTATTACTTTAATAATTATGTTGATTTAGGAGGTGTATTTAGTGTTGTTTTTAAAAGGTTGTTAACAAGTAGAGGTCTATATCCTAATAATACAATTGATGATAAAACTACTTTTATTGATACATGGTCAGATTTTGATGGAGATTTAGCAGATGAAACAGATGCAGATATTTTCTTTAGACGAAGCAATGCAGCTCCTACTGTTGGTGATTTTGAGACAGAAGATGAGGACTTATTATTATTAGAAGATGGCGACAAGATTGAACAGGAATTGAATACAACTTTTGGTGAATGGACCAAGATGGAGACAGGAAGATATACAGGCCGAACTTTTCAATTCAAATGTGAATTATCCTCTGCAAGTATTGATCAAACTCCAATTATTGATGAAGTCGGCTATACGTTGTTATTTGATTCAAGAACAGAAAGCAATTCTTTTGCTTCGGGTGCAGGTGCTAAAGCAGTTACATATACAAACGCTTTTTATCAAACACCAAAACTAACGATTACTGCGAGTAATATGGCGACAGGTGACTA